GACATCACCCTTTTTAATTTTTTTAGCATTATTGTAGGTGTTTGATGCACCTAATATTGCACCTAGTATATTCCCATTATTGACATTCCTAATAACAGATCCTATGCCATCGACCACGCCTCCTGGCCCAAAGATGCTATTGGTTCCCCCGCCTAACACTGTCAACGGACTAGGAGAGTTGTCATAATTTATTGTGGCGAATCCCGGTACATTGTTTTTATTGACTATGCCTGACTTGTATATCACCGTCTCGTACAATATCTGCATGGTGTTCTGTAGCACCCCAGTGCCGTCGGCTTGGTCCAGGTTGTCATGAGAGAACGATCCTATCACTGGATTTACCAATGTCATTGACGTGAACCTCTGTTTGTGTAACACGAAAATTTCTATGCCTTTTAGATAAGGTTTTCGTCTTTGTTTTGGAGTGTCTAGCCCAAATTTTGTTGTCTTTCTACCATCTCCGAACTCGTAGTAATCGTCTTTGGTGTTGGAGATTGTTAGATCACTATTCATGCCTATGGAATCTGCTATGTTGTACTCGTAGTATTTCTTCCAGAAAGCATTGACAGTGTCTGCGTGATCGTCATGAAATGTTATGTTAACTGGTTCATATGCGATCCTGGTTGCCGTGTACATCTTCTTGTTGTACTGCACTTTCTCTTCCATGCTCATGTCATACTTTGGTAGGTCGGCACTCTTGACCAACATGTTCAGTTCGTATCTCTCGCCGGAATTGAAACCGTTCTGGAACAATGTCTCGTCTGTGTTGAACACCACGTGAAACAGGAATTTCTGTTTTGGCATCAGTTTGTGATTGTTGTCTATGTACAATCTAGATGCGTGTTGGTAATCCTTCATTCCGGGTAGACCGTCCTGGAAACCTTGTAGGAAGTTGTTAATGCTTGGCATACTCTTATTTATAGTCACAAAAAAAGCGCCTATAAAGACGCTTTTTTGTACTTTATAATTGCTAACTTAAACTTGTTCTTACTGTCCACCACCAGTACTTAGAGTACCGATTGTTCTAGCTACTGCTGTTCCAATTCCTGTTCCTGTTGGAGTTTGGATTGCGTTGTCGTATCTTATTGACATTGTTATTGTAGCTGGATCTGAAGTTGCGTATGCTAGTGTGTTGTAGTTCACGTTTTCGATGTAAGCACCGTATAACTCAAATGTTTCTAAAACATTTGGTGTGCTCGCTCCGTTACCACCGTCTAACATTTCAATTCTACTTGTGAATTTGTAATCAATCCCTGATGCCGCACTTGACTGTTCAAAGAAGTCAAACTGTTTCTGGATCTGCTCACCAACTAGTTTAGTAACTGAGTTGTTCACGTCATCTCTTAACGTTATTGTAATTGGATCCCAAGTGTGTTTACCTGCAACATAAACTTTTGAGTTGTACACATCTAGTGTCACTGTGTCAAAAGTTAAGTTAGGTCTTGTGATATCAATAACTTGTTTTGTAAGTTCTGATCTTGGTGTTGATACTCCAAAATTTTCCAGGATTGCTCTAAAACGATATTGTAGTTTTGGCATCAACAGACCTTGTGATGCTGAACTTTGATCGTTGCTTAAAGGTACTGTAAATTTTGATAATGTTGATATTGCCATATATTCTCCTTTTTATCGAAAATTAGTTTCCTAATTTTGCAATTTCTCCTGTGTTTTTGATTCTCAACGGTATGTAAATAAATTCAACTGATTTGATTGGCTCAATTGCTATGTCTACATAAAGTTCATTTCTATCTATTCTAGTAGGCGTGTTGTTTGTGTCATCACAAACTACTAGGAAGTCAAACAACGCTCTCTGACCAACAAGTTCCAACATGAATGATTCGATCGCACCTTTGATCTCATTTCTTGTTAGCTCATCGTTTGGTTCAAATATGAAAGGCTTAGCAATGGCATCTAGTTGTGTTCTTAGATACACTGCTAATCTTGAAACGTTGATTCTGTCTAGTGCTGAACTTGATGCTGTTTTTGTCAAGTTACCAAAGTTAACAATTCCTGCTCCTGAAAAGAACGTGATCGGATTAACTTTTACTTCATGCATTGAATCTCTCACTGACTCCGTTACAGATATTGTTTCAAATTCTCCTGAACTTGCATCTATGTAACCAACTGACGTAGCGTTGTCAACAATACCTCTTCTAGTTCCTGCTGGTGCGAACCATGGGAAAGCTATATTATCATTGTTTGCTATTGTTCTCAACATCATGTGTGACGGTGGAACAACAATTGATTTACCTGTGTTGTCTGTTGTGAATCCAGATGGATAAAACACACCCAAGAAATCACTTGAACTTACTAAGCCATCTTCACCGTTGTCAAGTGCTACCGCTGAGTTGTTAGCCCAGTTTTGGATTGCAGTTGATGTACCCTCTAATCTCAATGGAGTGTCTCCAACTATAAATGATGTGTTATTTCTGTCTGTGTTCAAGTTGATCATGTTACCAATCAACTCTGGATAACCAGGTGTTGCAATAACATTGTAACCTCTCTGATCTTCTCTTATCGCTTGGTTAGTGTCAATCTCTGATTTCAGTTGCTCAACGATAACTTTTCTCTGTGCTTTTCTTCCGAAAGTTCCAGAACCGTCTGCGTTGTTGCTTGATTTAGTGACCCATCTGTCTGGGAAGTAACCACCAACAGCTTCGTTTGATGCTCTGATGTTACCTAGTCCTGCTGATCCGCTTCCTGGATACTGTGTAGTTGTAATGTAGTTGTTCTTGTATTCTTTAACATTGTAACCACTTCTTCTTGTATTCCAAAGCAAGATGCCTTGTGGGAATAAAGATGGATCTGGAGCATCCGGGTCTAAGAAACCATCGCTCAACAAGTTTTTGATAGAACTGAATGCACCAGCACCATTAGTGTCTAGTGTGTCAGCTCTGTCTGCCGTAGTATGCAATCTAGCATCTGCGAAAACAATACCATCTTCTGTGGTTTGGTCTGTTTTGTCAACAAGTTCCCACGCCGCACCAGTTGTTGTTACTGCAACTTGGTTGGCAGTGTTAGTCGAACTCAACGTTGCCGCTGTGTTGTACTTGTAAAGTTTTGGGTAGTTCTCAAGATCACTTGTGTCAATCCACAAGTCGTTAGTAACAAGTGCAGTACCATCTGACTGTGTAGCCGGTGCCGTTGCACTGAACTGTGGACCATTTGGATCTGTTGTTGCGTATGCTGTTGCATATCCAACGAAAGTAGTTCCGTTGTGTGCCATTATGTCTGCTTCATCTATAGAAGTGTCATACCATAGTGTGCCATCTGCTGGTTCACTTGTGGGCTCACTCATTGAAGCAGTGTAGCTTAATCTTTTGAAGTTTGAAGCCACAACAGCGTTGTTGGCTGATGAGTCTAATGATTCCCCAGTTGGAGCATCGTATAAATTATCAATCAATGTTGTGCTGTTTGCTGTGAATGATCCATAGCTGTGTGCAGTTGTATTACTGATACCCGCATCTGCTAATGGAGTACCTGATGTGTCCACCATTCTGAACTCGCCGCCCAGTTTATGTTTGATCTGTATTGCACCTGTGAAATCACCTGAAGTGATAACTGATGCTTCTAGGTTTGTGAAGTTTGCTGTTGAGAATGCAGTCACAAAGTCATCGGCATCACCTAGTGTAGAACCATCTCCAGAGATCATTGTAACTGTTTTCGCAGTGTCCAATGCTTCCTGGTTCTTCAATGATTCCTGTACAGAGAATGTCTCGCCTGCAGTGAAGCTTGGGAAAGTAGTCTTAGATTGGATAATCGTCTCTCCACCTTCGTATCTGAACAGTTGGAAGTCACCAACGTTATTCGTTGTGTCTGCTCCACCTAAATCATTTGCTGTCATGCTCTCTTCAGTTGTGTTGAACTGTGTATAAAGCGTTCCTACAGTTAATCCTGTTCCACCGTTCGCCGCATCTAAGTTGAAAATAGCTGAATGGTTAGTTGCAAACAATGACGATGCCACTGTTGAGAAACTTGCACTCGCTGAGCTGTAAAGTTTTGCTATTATGTTTGCACCTGAATTTGCAGATGTTGTCTTGAACCAAACTGAACCGTTGGGTCTGTTTTCGTCTGCTGTTTTCCAAGTCGGTCTGTCCGTGTGTTTTGCTTGTAGAAACTGAGGTCCTTGGTATACACCAGTCGTGATTCCTAAACTTGCTAATAGGCCAGTGCTTTCGTTGAATCTGATAGATCCTGCTCCGCCTGTTGAGTCACCTGCAAATTGACCATTGTGGAATATCTCCAAGTTACCTGTAACACTGTTTACACTTGCAGTCACGTTAGTAACATTTGAACCAATCGCTGACGCAACGTTAGTTAGTGATGTTCCTGATACTGTGATTTCTACATCGTTCATTACCATTTTGTGTCCACTAGTTACTGTTGTTCCAGAAGCAACTGTTATGATCGGCAACGCCGCATGCCAGGCACTTGAACCCACGTGGTTCCATTCATTACTTGCGTTCTTTTTGTATATCTTGTTAGTAACATGAGTTGTGTTAATTGCGTAGCTTCCAACATTTCCAATGTTTTGTTTTGGAGCACCTGTTGATGTGTTTCCTACCAGGTCAGAAACTGAAGTGATTAAGATTGGAGTTATTGCTGTGAAAACTTGATTAGTTTGTGACCACTCAAATAAACCATAACTGCTTGATGCAAGGTCAAACCAGTATGTTCCATCTGCAGGTCTTGCCGTTGGTGCCGAGGCACTTCCAACTAATTCTGCTGTGTCAACATTCGCTCTTAAGACAAAAGCTCTATTGGCTACACCCAAAAATGAGTATGCCGCTTGTAGTCCCCATTCGTTCAATTCATAACCGTGTAATGAATTTCCTGAAGCGTCTGTGTAAAATTTCGGATCTCCGAAAGTCTCTGTTAATTCTCTTTGAGACGAGATCAAGTAAGCTGTGTTGGCTCCTGCAGTTGTTGTTCCTGTCGCTGTGCCGTCGCCTGCTCCGTTGTTCTTGTCCTGTGATGATGCTACTATGAATAGTGGTGTTGTACCCGCATCTGATGGTACGTAGAAACTCTCGTTTATTACTGAAACTTCTACTCCTGGTGATGTTAATGCCATTTTTCGTATTCTCCTTGCAAGTTACGTATATAC